GGTAATTATACTAAGCCTACTATGCGTAAGCGTCTTGTTGCCTCCGTTAAAGCTGGCGGCAAAGGTGGAAAGCCCGGACAGTGGAGCGCACGTAAGGCACAAATGGTTGCAAAGCAATATAAAGCAAAAGGTGGGGGCTATAAATAATGGCCCTTTCCAAATCACAACGTAGTCTAAATAAATGGACAAAGCAAGATTGGAGAACCAAAAGTGGTAAACCTTCTACACAAGGTCCAAAAGCTACTGGAGAGCGTTATCTTCCAGCTAAAGCTATTAAAGCTATGTCTAGTGGAGAGTACGCAGCAAGTACGGCAAAGAAAAGAAAAGATACTCAAGCTGGTAAACAGTTTTCTAAGCAACCTAAAGCTGCAGCTAAAACGGCTAAAAGGTTTCGGAGGACGTAATGGCTAAGACAGTACTAGACGATTGGAAAGTACTACCTCGGCTTATGATGCTTGCAGTCACTGTACTCACTTATCAAGCAGTACATTGGTTCATGTCTTTACCTGACCCTAGTGTAGCTCAGTCTGGCCTTGTATCGGTCTGTATGGGTGCTTTAACTGGTTGTTTCGGCATCTGGATGGGTAAAGAGTCTAAGACAAGTGTAACTTCTACTGGGACCACATCAAAGGTAGAGTACGAGGTAGGTAGATGATTGGTCAAATCTTAGGTGCAGTAGGTGGCTTGGCTACAACTTATCTTGATGGTAAGGTAGCTGTACAAAAAGCCAATGCCGAAATTAAAGTAAAGCAAGCCACTGGTGAAATTGACTGGGACATAGAGGCAATCCGTGCCACACAGAATAGCTGGAAAGATGAGTGGATTACTTTACTGTTTAGTATTCCACTCATTCTTGCATTCTGCGGTGACTGGGGTAATGAGATTGTACAGGCAGGGTTTACAGCACTTGAAGCTATGCCTACTTGGTATCAGTATTCTTTGGGTGGTATCGTAAGTGCAAGCATTGGTATGCGTTCCGTATCTAAATTCTTTACAGGGAAGAAGTAATGGCATTTAAACTATCCAACCGTAGCCTAGCTAAGATGGAAGGCGTAGATGAAAGCCTTGTAGCTGTAGTCAAACGTGCCATTGAGCTTACTAAAGTAGACTTCGGAGTTATCTATGGCCTACGTACAGTGGAAGAGCAAGAGAAACTTGTAGCTGCAGGTAAGTCTCAGACTATGAAGTCAAAGCACCTAGAAGGCAGAGCAGTAGACCTCATGGCTTATGTAGACGGTAAGGGTGTCTGGGAACTGAATGTCTATGACGACCTCTGTGACGCCATGAAAGAGGCAGCTAAGGAACTTGGTGTAGCTATTAAGTGGGGTGCAGCTTGGTCAGAGGGTGACATCCGTACTTATGCAGGTACAGCAGAAGATGCAATGATGGCATACGTAGACTTACGCCGTAGTCAAGGGCGCAGACCCTTTATTGATGGCCCACATTTCGAGTTAATGTAATAAAGGAAGTATTATGGCACGTGAGTTAACGGAGCGTCAACAAAAATTCTTAGCTGTCCTTATGGATGAAGCAGGTGGTGACATTACCGCCGCTAAAATGTTGGCGGGTTACTCAGCTAATACTTCTAACACTGAAGTTACTAACAGTCTTAAAGAAGAGATTATTGATGTAACACATAGTTACCTTGCACGTAACGCCCCTAAAGCTGCAATGGCTATGGTAGGTGCGCTATACGACCCTACAGAGCTAGGTATTCGTGATAAGATGCAGGCAGCTAAAGAACTACTTGATCGTACAGGTCTAGTTAAGACTGAAAAGATGCAAGTAGAAGCAAAGGGTGGTGTTATGTTAATGCCAGCTAAAAACCCACAGGATGACGATGACTAAGAAAGTAGGTACGTGGAAACTTCCACAGCCAACCGACCTAAAAGAAGATAATGAATGGGTTCCAATCCCACGTGTAGCAAGAACCATTCCGTTTGGCTACGAAATTGATCCAGAGGACACAGGAATCCTCTTGCCAATTGAGCACGAACTTGATATGCTTGAGCAAGCAAAGAAATACCTTAAACAGTATTCGTATCGAGAAGTGGCAAATTGGCTTGCAAGAAATACAGGCAGGTCAATTTCACATGTAGGATTAAAGAAACGGTTGGACAATGAGCGACAAAGAAAAAACAAAGCTGGAAGCCTACGCAGATGGGCAGACTATGCAAAAAAGGCAATCGCCAAGGCGGAAGAAATCGAAAACAAGCGCATCGGCGCAAAAGAAAAAGACAGTACAGACGAAGCAGCTTAATCCTACAGTAATAGTAGATAAGTTTACACAAAAGGTTGAAGAGCAACATAACATAATCTTTAAACCTAATGAAGGCCCACAGACTGACTTCCTTGCATCAAGTGAACGTGAGGTACTATATGGCGGTTCTGCAGGTGGGGGTAAGAGCTACGCCATGTTAGCTGACCCTTTACGTTACATGGGTGTTCCAGCCTTCGCAGGATTGCTTCTACGGCATACTACGGAAGAGCTAAGGGAACTTATTACTAAGTCACAGGAAATGTATCCTAAGATTTGGCCCGGTATTAAGTGGTCAGAACGTAAGATGACATGGACTGCACCGTCTGGTGCTACATTGTGGTTAAGCTACCTAGATAAAGACCAAGACGTTACACGTTATCAAGGTTTGGCGTTTAGTTGGATTGGATTTGATGAACTTACCCAGTGGGCTACTCCTTATGCGTGGAACTACATGCGCTCACGATTACGTACTGCAGACCCTACCTTACCTCTTTCTATGAGAGCCACCACTAACCCCGGTGGTAGAGGTCATCACTGGGTTAAAAAAATGTTTATTGATCCTGCACCTGCAGGTGAGTCTTTTATAGCTACAGATATTGACAGTGGTGAGCAATTAAAGTATCCCGCTGGTCACCCTAAAGCAGGTAAGCCACTATTTAAACGTAGGTTTATACCTGCTAGACTTAAAGATAATCCGTATTTAGCGGAACAAGGTGACTACGAAGCAATGCTATTGTCTTTGCCAGAGCAACAACGTAGACAATTGCTTGAAGGTGACTGGGATATTAAAGAAGGCGCAGCCTTTACAGAGTTTGATAGAAACATACATGTAGTTGAACCCTTTGATATACCACATAACTGGGTTAAATTTAGAGCATGTGACTATGGTTATGGTAGTTACTCAGGTGTTATATGGTTTGCTGTGTCTCCAAGTGAGCAGTTGATTGTGTACAGAGAATTGTACGTAAGTAAAGTACTTGCAGTTGACCTTGCCGATATGGTAAATGAACTTGAAGCAGGTGACGGTAACATTAAGTATGGGGTACTTGATAGTTCCTTGTGGCACAAACGTGGTGATACTGGCCCAAGTCTAGCTGAACAGATGATACATCGTGGGTGTCGTTGGCGTCCATCAGATCGTTCTAAAGGCTCTCGTGTATCCGGTAAAAATGAAATACACAGACGTTTACAAGTAGATGAGTACACAGAAGAACCAAGACTTGTGTTCTTTAAAAACTGTACTAATCTTATATCACAATTACCTGCACTACCTATTGATAAAAAGAATCCAGAGGACATTGATACACACTCAGAAGACCACTTGTATGATGCTTTAAGGTATGGTATTATGTCGAGGCCACGGTTTAGTGTATTTGATTTTGACTCAGGTGGTACTCACTACAACGGAATGAGAGTAGCGGATGCTACCTTTGGTTATTAAGGAAGAATAGATGGCAGAAGATAACGACAGCTTTATTGAAGATGATGCTATTGCGTTAGAAGACAGCGATAACTCCGTTGTTGATGACGTAAACTCTTCTAATATTATTCCTTTTATTATGGAAAAGTATAATCGTGCGGATGATTATCGTCTGCAAGATGAAGAACGCTGGCTTCGTGCCTACCGCAACTATCGTGGTTTGTATAGTCCTGACGTTCAGTTTACGGAAGCTGAGAAGTCTCGTGTATTTATTAAAGTAACTAAGACAAAAACACTTGCCGCTTATAGTCAAATTGTAGACGTACTTTTTGCAGGTCAAAGGTTTCCTCTTTCAGTAGACCCTACGGAATTACCGGAAGGTGTAGTTGCAGATGTAAACTTTGATCCTAAAGAACCTGATCAGTTACGTGACTCTGAATTAGCGGAACCTGTAAGTCCTTATGGATTTGCTGGTGACAGTAAAGACTTACCTGCAGGAGCTACCGCTCGTACACTTGCTGAAAGTTTAGGTCCGTTAAAAGATAAGTTTGAAGACGTAGAAGGTGTACGTGAAGGTCCGGGTAAAACTCCTACAGCTATTACCTTTAGTCCTGCAATGATTGCAGCTAAAATGATGCAGAAGAAAATTCATGATCAGCTAGAAGAATCCGGTGCAAGTAAACACTTGCGTAGTACGGCATTTGAAATGGCACTGTTTGGTACAGGTGTTATGAAAGGTCCGTTTGCGGTAGATAAAGAATATCCTAACTGGGATGAAGACGGTGAATACTCACCTATCATTAAAACTATTCCACAAGTATCCCATGTTTCCGTTTGGAACTTTTATCCTGATCCAGATGCAACTAATATGGATGAAGCTCAGTTTGTAATTGAACGTCATAAAATGTCTCGCACACAATTGCGTGGACTAAAGCGTAGACCTTTCTTTCGTTCTAGTGTTATTGACGAAGCCATTCAAATGGGTGAGAACTATACCAAAGAAAGCTGGGAGGATGATCTATCGGATTATGCACCAGAACACGGTATTGAACGCTTTGAAGTATTAGAATACTGGGGCATGGTCGATGTAGATATGCTGCTTGATCAGGGTGTAGATATTCCTGATGAACTATCTGAAGTAGATGAACTACAAGCAAATGTATGGATTTGTAACGGTAAGTTGTTGCGCATGGTCCTTAATCCTTTTAAACCTGCACGTATTCCTTACATGGCTTCCCCCTACGAACTAAATCCTTACTCATTCTTTGGTGTAGGTATTGCTGAAAATATGGACGATACCCAAACACTTATGAATGGTTTTATGCGTATGGCGGTAGATAACGCTGTACTATCTGGTAACTTAATTCTTGAAGTAGATGAAACTAACCTTGTACCGGGACAAGATATGTCAGTGTACCCCGGTAAAGTCTTTAGGCGTCAAGGTGGTGCACCGGGTCAAGCTATCTTTGGTACTAAGTTTCCTAACGTATCTGGTGAAAATCTACAGCTATTTGATAAGGCACGTGTACTTGCAGATGAAAGCACAGGCTTTCCTTCTTTTGCTCACGGTCAAACAGGCGTGTCAGGTGTAGGACGTACCGCATCAGGTATCTCAATGCTTATGGGGGCTGCACAAGGCGGTATTAAAAACGTAATTAAGAATGTAGATGATTACTTATTGCGCCCTCTTGGTGAGGGTTTGTTTCGTTTTAATATGCAGTTTGATTTTGATCCCAAGATTAAGGGTGACCTAGAAGTTAAAGCCCGTGGTACTGAAAGCCTTATGGCTAATGAAGTACGTAGTCAACGTCTTATGCAGTTTATGCAAATTTCTTCTAGTCCAACCCTTGCACCTTTTGCAAAATTCCAGTATATTATACGTGAAATTGCAAAGTCCCTTGAACTCGATCCTGATAAAGTAACTAACAATATGGACGAGGCAGCTATTCAAGCTGAATTGATGAAAGGTTTTCAACAACCACAGCAGCCTCAACAAGGACAAAATGCAATGGACCCAACTGGAGCAGGTGGTGGTAACATAGGTACTGGTCAAGTACCTACACCACAAGAACAAGGATTTAGCGGAAATGCAGAAGGACAAGGAGCACCTGAACAAGCTCAAGCCACTGGTCAACAACCACCAGCAGTGGGCTGACTTTAGTGAGTACTTAGATTATATCATTGCTCAACAACACCGTTCTATGGAACAGTCTGACAATATAGTAGCGGTTCATAGAGCGCAAGGTGCAGTATATCAACTTCGTAGATTAAAATTACTAAGAGATGAAGTATTAAAAAATGGCTGACGTAGGTAAAAAAACAGGTAAACAAACACAAGCAGGTAGGGATGTTTATGAAACTGCCGAAGGTGAAATGGTATCTGAAAAATCTACAACTATAGAGTATAAAGGTAAGTGGATTAATGTTCCTACTATACATGGCGGTAAGCAATACTCTGAAAATCAATTAATAAAAATGTTAGATGAAGGTTTAATAGAACCTACTAGTATGCATAATGAATTAGAGGAAGCTATTGAAGCTGCGCAAAGACGTAGTAATTCTCTTGAGTTTAGTAAAGGTGGAACTACTATGAAAGATCAAATGGAACTTTTTGAGGAAGGTGGCCTTAAAGATGAAGGCGGCATGATTGACGAAGAGTCAGGCAACGAAGTTCCTGTGGGTGGTACACGTAAAGGTGTTCGTGATGACATTCCAGCTAATATTAGTGAAGGTGAGTTTATTTTTCCAGAGGATGTGACTCGTTACATTGGCCTTGATAAACTTATGCGATTACGTCAAGAAGCAAAGATGGGTTTAAAGCGTATGGAAGCTATGGGTCAAATGGGTAACTCTGATGAAGCTATTATAGATGATGATCTACCATTTGATATGGCTGATCTTATTATTGTTTCTGGCCCAGAAGATGACGATACAGAGTTAGATATGGCTGTGGGCGGTGTTACTATGCAGCCTAACCAAGTACGTAGATTAGGTGGTGCACCATCTACAGATATTTCTAATGTTAGTGCACCTACTACTACACCGCTTAC